CCCCGTAGTGTATAAGACACTACCCTTCCCCCATAATTTTGGACGGGAGTCCAGCTACATTACCGCAGGAAGGAGGTTAGAAACCTTCCCCTTTGGTTCCGCAGTGGAGATTCCACTAGGGACTGATTGGGGATCAGCCCTACCCAGCGACTCTTCAGTCGTAGGGATCCGTAGGCCCCGATCGCACAGCCTTGGGTTAACCCATAGGCGGCCATAACTTGCCAATGGAAGAGCGCAATTTCCGGGAAAATGGAATCAATCCATTTATCGGGCTGCGCCTCCCCCACACCCACTCTCGTCTCTAGCCGCTGAAGGCTCGCGCCTTCCGCAGTTTTAGGCGAAACCCGCACAAAGCGAACGTCCCGGGGGTTTGCTAGCCCCGGCCCATTCACTGCTGAGGGAGTATTCCCCCAGGCGGGCAGTAAGTGTTTTGGCAGGGCTACGAGCCAGGAAATTACAACCTGGCGCGTAGTGCGATAGTGTCGTGCATAGCAATGGTTTGCTAATGCAACGAGACTACTAATAACGTCGGGGGACTTTACCATCGCTGATGGTCCCTTGAACCAACGCGACACACGCAAAGGTGCCACGTCGTACCCGTTGAGGTATTCACCTCCGCAACTTTCCCGGAATTGTCCGGGTCCTACATCATAGTAGGACTTATCGCGGTTGACGGTGAAACCAGCGGCTTCAAGGTTCCTCACCACATCCTGTACGATGGAGTGGTGTACGATGATATCGTCGCCGTATACCCACCAAGGGTGGGTATCGGCACCAGCCTCAGCGCTGTATTGGCATATCGCCGCAAAGAGCAAACTTTCCACAGGGAAAGTCAATGCTGACCCCATGGTGGCAAATTTCCGTAATGGAATAATGCCATAGGGCGTTTCGCATTCACGAGATCGTGTTGCGAAAAGCCAGGGTAATAGCGGCGTACTTGCGAAACAGCGTTTCACGAGCGTCCATCCTACGGAATCTGACGCGGCTGACAGATCGATCGTGCAGTACTCACCAGTTATAGAAGCAAGATAGGCTTGATGCCTATTTGTTTCTTGATTGGGGAGATCAATTCGCTTTCTAAGGAAACTGTGATGACCTATAAAGTCATACAGAGACTCCTTGACAGCTTGTTGAAAATACTGCATGCCAGACGGTTCCATGCAAATCACCCTTCTTTTGAGGATGGTTTTTGGGACTGCCTGAAATCGACTCGTTCGGTTGCATACGCCTCGCTGCCATTCCACTGGAATTGGCGGCAAAACGCGGTCAATGGAACAAGCCCCGTTCTTCTGCCACACGTACCGAAGCAGTGAATCTGCTTCAATACGTACGTACTTGGCAAAAGGTGAATGGTTCCCAGGTAGCGGGACTAAAGCTGTCCCACCACCTCCATCGGAAGTAGCGCCAGGACCATGGTGTGGTACATGTACCACCCTAAAGCCCTTAAGCCACTTTCGAAGGACCGACCTAACCCCTTCGCATAGGGTATCGGGCGGTTCGGGAATGCGCACATCAGTCTTTATAAAGTCGTCCAGAACGTTATAGTAAACGTCTCGGAGCGAAACATGGCTTAAGAAAGCCAAGACTTGATGTGTGCGTCGGAATAGACC